AAGCAATGTCGGTTGGCAAAGCAATCTTGAAAGTAACGGATAAGAAGAATGATACTGCTAATGATTATGCAGTTGGTATTGATGTTACTAATGAAGATGGAAAAGATTTACCATATAAATTCTGGTTCAAGGTTGAAAATTTAAAACTTTTATCTGGTACATATGATGTTAAGGTTTCCTCTAAAAATATCAGTCATTTCAAGAATACAAATGTTGATATTGAATACTGGATTGCTTTGGAACCCGAATCTAAATATAATGGTTGATGTGAGGAGTTTATATTATGGCAGAAACTTTCTTATGGTGCGAACAATATCGGCCAAAAGATGTAGAATCATGTATACTTCCTAAAAATTTAAAAGACACTTTCTCTGAATTTGTTCAGAGTGGTCGAGTGCCTAATTTGATTTTATCTGGCGGTTCTGGTGTTGGTAAGACAACGATTGCGAAAGCAATGCTTGACGAGCTTGATGCCACTTACATGATGATCAATGGATCAGAAGAGTCTGGCATTGATGTTCTACGAACCAAGATTAAAAACTTTGCTTCTACGGTGTCTCTACATGGTGGCCGTAAGTATCTTATTTTGGATGAAGCAGATTATTTAAATCCACAATCAACGCAACCAGCCCTGCGTGGATTCATGGAAGAATTTCATAAGAATTGTGGATTTGTTTTTACATGTAATTATAAGAATCGTTTGATTGAACCGCTACATTCTCGTTGTAGTGTAGTAGATTTCGTGATTCCTAATTCTGAAAAACCAAAACTTGCATCTCAATTTTTTCAAAGAGTTGAGGATATTTTAAATGAACAAGATATCCAGTATGATAAAAGGGTTGTTGCAGAAGTTATAAATAAACACTTTCCTGATTGGAGGCGTGTATTAAATGAGCTTCAGCGGTATTCTGTTTCTGGTGTTATTGATGCTGGAATATTGGTTGATATTTCAGAGATAAATATAAAAGAATTAATGGTCGCAATGAAAAATAAGGAGTTTACAAATGTCCGTAGATGGGTTGTTAACAACCTTGACAACGATTCTGTTCGTCTCTTACGTCGGATTTATGATAATCTCTATGATTATGTTGAGGGGAATAGTATTCCTCATGTTGTGGTCGTATTGGGTGAGTATCAGTATAAAGCGGCGTTTGTTGCCGACCAAGAAATCAACATGCTTGCGTGCTTAACAGAAATAATGGCCAGAGCGAAATTTAAAGGAGTATAAAATGAATATTGATATTTATGATGATGTATTAGAAGAACATAATGCATTAGTGGTTGATAGCGAAGTTAGAAAGTTAAAATGGCAATACGATTATCATTCGGCAACAGGTAAGCCAAATTTACATTGGCATGTTCTTTTAGGACACAATAAAGAAGAGTGTGCTGTTAACGGATATGATTGGGCTGATGATATTTTTGAACATGCTATGAATAAATTGGATTTCAAAACAAAATATGGTATTAGTGAATATGAGAGAATTTATTGTAATGCTCATACTTTTGGATTAGAACCGCATCTTCATTATGATGATTCAGATTCATCTATCCCATTAGATCAAAGATATACTTTTGTTTTCTATCCAAAGCTTGATTGGAAAGCAGAATGGGGCGGTGGAACAATTATTTACAACAAAGACACTTTAGAGATACAAGCGCAAAGTAAGTATAAAGGAAATCGGTTGGTTGCCTTTCATGGTGGAGCTCATCCACATGGGGCCGCTCCTGTTTCTCGGCATTGTTATGAATTAAGGGTTATTGTTGTTTTTAAGTGTGTCGTTTCAAATGTATGAGTTGAATTAAAAGATTGACATAAATTATGGAGCACCAAATCTAGGAGTAAAAATAGTGGCCTACGCCCTACGTGATTATCTAAATGCGATTAATTATACTAAAGAGCCTCTTCTAGATACAGAAGATGAACAATGGGAAAAGAAATATCCCCCATATATCATTAACAAGTGTCTAGCGCCATTTCCTGATAGTCTTATGTTGGTTAATGAAATTAACCAATTGCATCACCTTGATAAGAAACTTCAGATGGATTTTTTAATAAATAGCCTCAGAGCAAGGAAAAGATATACTCCTTGGATGAAGGCGAAGAAATTAGAAAATCTAGAATGTGTTAAAGAGTATTATGGATATAATAATGAAAAGGCTAAGTCCGCTCTTGATATATTGAATGATGAACAAATTTCTGCCATAAAAACAATGATAAACAAAGGTGGAAGACATGGAAGAAGTAAATTGGACACAAGAAAAAATGCTCGAAGTTTGGTTAAAAGAACCTGATGATTTTTTAAAAGTACGGGAAACTCTATCTCGTATAGGCGTTGCTTCCAGAAAAGAAAGAAAACTATATCAATCCTGTCATATTTTACATAAACAGGGGAAATATTTTATTGTGCATTTCAAAGAACTCTTTGCGCTGGATGGAAAGCAAACCAATCTATCAGAGAATGATATAGCACGAAGAAATACAATAGCAAAACTCTTAGCAGATTGGGATTTGGTGAAAGTATTGGATGTTCCAGAGCCTATTGCTCCATTAAGTCAAATAAAGGTTCTGTCATATCGGGAAAAGGCAGATTGGACACTGGAAACCAAATATAATATCGGTAAGAAAAAAGAAGTCTGATGGAAAAGTTCTCAGAATTTATTACAGAAGCGAAGGAAGAAAAGTATCGGTTGTTGATCGTTTCCAACAAACCAGATAAGAATGAATTCTTTCACACCACCCAAAGATTTTTAGACGAAGCAAAGAAGCTTAATATCTCTGCCTATGCACTTATGGCAGAATCTGCAAATATTGTTGATGGCCAAGTTTGGAACTCTGGTGACGAAAAGAATAAATTTGATATTTCTACAGAAGATACTATTTGCATTGTTCGTGGTTCTGTTGCTCGTAGAGATGCTTATTTGGATTTGGTTTCCCAATTAGAAAAACTAGGTGTGTCTGTAGTAAACAGTAGAGAGACAATCTCAATATGTGCTGACAAATATCGTACTACATTACGATTTGCTGATAGTGGTATTCCTACACCAAAAACTGCGTTGGTACAGAGTGAAGAAACCCTACAATCATCATTGGATATCATTGGCCAAGAATATCCAATGATATTGAAAACTCTTAGAGGTTCAAAGGGTGTTGGTGTTATCTTTATTGAATCAGAACGCCAATTAAATTCTCTGATTCAGTTACTATGGAAGCAAGATGAAAAAACTGAAATACTTTTACAATCCTATATTAAATCAGATTTTGATGTTCGTGTGTTAGTTCTTAGCGGTGAAATTTTAACTGCAATGCGTAGAGATGTGGTGAAGGGCGATTTCAGAAGTAACTACTCGCAGGGGGCTAAAGTCAAAGAATATAAATTGAATGATGAAGAAATTGCAATATGCCTTAACGCTGATAAAGCTGTAAATGGTATTTACACTGCTGTTGATTTTATTAAGAACGGCAAGGATACTTTTGTACTGGAAGTTAATAGTTCGCCTGGCACAGAAGGTATTGAAGAAGCAACTGGTCGTAACTTGATAAAAGAAATTCTTGTACATTTTAAGAATAGAGAAAATTGGCGATGGGTTTCTCACGAAATTGGTCGATATGAATTGATAAAGTTAGAGGGAATTGGCTCTATCGTCGCCAATTTTGATACTGGTAATAGTGCAAGATGTATTATTCATGCTGACAAATATGATGTAAAAAATGGAATAGTTATTTGGGAAGCCCAAGGCAAAAAATATAAAAACAAACTTATTAAAATGTCTAAGTGGGAAAGGGGTGCTCTTGCAGCCGAAGTTATTGAACGCCCACTTGTACAAATAGATATTACTTTTAATGGCACAACATATAAAGATGTTAAATTTGTTATTGACGATAGAACCGAAAAAACTACAAAATGTTTGATGAACCAAGATTTTATGAAGCGTGCTAAAGTTATGATTAATCCTTCAAGAAAATTTGTAGTTACAGATAGGTATAATGACTTTGACTTATTTTAATAAATTCCTTGACAATTAAACTAAAATATGATATACTCTTATAATGAATTTCTACACAAATGTTCTCCGATACGGAAATGATCTTCTTATTCGTGAGGTTAAGGACGGAGGGCGTGTCAACAGGCGGGTTAAGTATCAACCTACCCTATTTGATCTCGTAAAAACTAATGAAGAAACTGGCTACAAAACTCTAGACGGTAAGAGTGTTCTTCCCCATAAGTTTGACTCTATTAACGAGGCCAAACAATGGATTAGTAATCGTGAAAATCAAAATATAGTTTATGGCAATACGCAATA